AGACCCTTCAGTTGAGTTCCTAAATGTAACATCTGGAATGATACGGCTTACAAACGAGAAGTTATTGCCATCCCCAATATCAAACTGACTGGACTCAATGTATGCAGAGATCGCAGTTGCAGGGTTCTGGCTACCATCATCAAAGCCATTCTCATGTGTATATAAGTATCCGTCTAGTCCCGCAGCAATCGGGTTCTCCTGAACACCACGGTCGATCCACGCACCACGGGCCAATGTTCCGTAATACCAAATATTCTGTTGGTAGTTATATACGACATAACGGTCTACGGTGTCGCTGTCCGCAGATGGGTAGTACCACCAAACCTCAGAGAATGCTGTGTTAGATGCAGCAAAGACTTTCTCGCTTTGTCGCTCATTGAAATCAGAAAAGACGTAATCACGTACTGTACAAGGTAGCTTTTGAACTGCGCCGCCGTAAGTGTAGAACTCGTTCTTGCCCATCCAGAAGACATTGTCTTCAATTGCTATCGCAGAGTTAGGGCTTGCTATCGTCACGTTCTCTGAGATCATGTTGATCCCAAAGGTAAACGGTGGCCCAAGATACTGCATGGCGTGGATAGATACATCCGTGAACACCAAGATTTGTTGGCGTGTCTCAACCGCCGTAACGATCCGTGACCCTGAACCGACAAGCAAGTCACCTGCTGTATTCGTAGTGGTTGGTCGCCAATCCAGTGCATTCTCTTGATCTGAGAAGCGAATAAGCAATGGGTCTTGCGTTGCACTGCCTAGAGGGTTTGCCCCGAAAGCGATAACGTGACGGTCAACATCAGACACAATGACTTTGTTTGCTACTGTTGGGGCATCAATCGATCCCGTAAGATCGCTAAGTGCCACGGCACGAGTTGTAAGCGGCGAAGCTACAGACGCATCCCAGTAATAGATGCCACCATTGAACGTATTTATAATAAGGTCTTCGCCAAAATTGTCATGTGTCCACAAGCGAAGCGTATCTGTTTGAGCGTCTATGCTTGCAGCAGAACCCCATGTGCCACGAGACCATGTACCAGCACCCCAACCGTTGCCAAAGATTGATGTGTCCAAGCCGACATTGATCTGGTAAGCACCTATCGTAAAGTCTCCACCATCTCCAGTATCAGACGCATTTGCAGTGACAGGTGTTGGAGTGTACTCGCCGTCTATAGTTATATCAGCGACTGGTGCTACTTCACGAGCAATAATCTTATAGGTGTCACCTGTTGTCGTGGTATCTACAATGATTTGATATTCTTGGTTGAGGACATCGGCAGTAATAGCACCGCCTAAAGATTCAGCTTCAGTAAACGTGACGAAGTCTCCATTTACCGCACCGTGGCTTGGGTGATTGACTACAATAGTAGAAGAGCCGTTTGTCGCTGTAAATGTAATAACAGGTGTGTTCTCTGTAACGGATACTGTAGCGGGTGCAGTTACACCTGCTGTGGCCTCAACCCCTTCTAATGTAACAGAGGCATCGATGTTGCCGCTTATTGTTACAGAGCCTACTCCGCCAGTTGCAGACAAGCTGTCACTTACAGGAACCAAGACCATGACATCTGCGCCGTCAGTGTTTACAGCCACCCCGCCAACTTGACCTGTGCCAGCATCGTTTGTTACCTGACCAACATCAAGATTGACTGTAGGCTCACCGATGCCCCCAGTCGCATACACCCCACTAACAGTGACTTCTATGTTTTCATCTGGCGGAACTGTTACTCTAAGCGGCGTATTATCGTAGTAGCCTTGACCACTTTCCACGTAATACTTCTCGCTAGTGCCGACACCTAAATAGTTATCTAGAGCAATAGTGCGCCATGAGTGCAGCGCACGACAGGAGCCAAGGAACGAGTTGTTCCCCATTTTAGTCCAGCCGCCAATCTTCTCAGGATAACCCATGCGAAACCGCACTTTATCCATGTCGTACCAGCCGCCTTCATTACTGTACGAGGTAGATTCTCTATTAATCCCGGGCTGAAACTGAAGTTTGGTTAGCGGCATGACGCACCTCTTTTGCTAGAGCATACATCAAGATGGCTCTGTAGGCCAGTCAGCTTCTTCTAGATGAGGCCAGTTAGCGTGTGAAGTAATATCCCGCAGTGCTTGGCGATATGTTGCCATTTCCGCAGACATCGTAACGTCAGATAAAGCGTAAAAATCTGTCAGTCTTAAACGGTCATTACGCATGCGTCTATTTTTTTCACTTGCATCAGCATCTGCGGCGGCTTGCTCACTTTCGCTCAAGGCTACCGATGTAAAAGAAATAGTCCAACATCCCTCTACTAAAGAGGGTTGACTATCAGCCACAACTTTGTGCGTAGCTTCATTGATTAAAGGCTGAGTTCCGTAAACTACTTTATAGATGCCATAAGAACTTAGCAGATCATCCGTAAGAACCTTTGGAAAAGAAGTGTTTGGATTTTCTTCTTTTAAATCTTGGATTGCATAAGGATAAACAGCAACCTCATTGTTCTCTACCTTAACGTACATTTGTTTCTCCTTAGAAGTAGGCAATTTCATTGAACAGCGAGTAAGATGCTATAGATATATTACTAGACCTATCAACTCTTGTTGCAGTTCCCTTGTCCTGAACACTATTACTATCATTAGACCACTGATTTATATTGTACCCAGTAGGTGTAAAGGATATGACATTTATTCCAGATGGGGTTCCTGTACCACTTCCGTCTACAGGCAATGAGTTAATTCCCAAATGAGTCGTTTGTAGCGACGAGGTTTGTGCGTAATTAAGACTGTAAATATGAACCAAATTACTGCCGCTGTCATCAATAAGGCCTCTGTTGCCTTGGGCATAATTTATCTGGAACTGGTTTTGATTTCCGCTATCATATGACCCATACATTTCGTATCTGTTGGCCCAGTTAGCGGTAGCCAGTGTGCTGTCAAGGCTTATAACATCAAACGCTCTTGCGCTGTATCCAGTTATAGCACCCCCGCCGACTAATAGAACATCACCACTACCGTCATTTACTGGAACTACGGTTGACGCTAACATTGAAGTGTTACCACTAGAAATTGTTGACCAAGCATACTCATTGCTTGTTAAAGACGTACTCGCACTTGGGTCAAACTCTGCAATGCACATCCGTCTAATAGCGGTACTAGTATTATACGATTGCCCCGTTGCAAAAAAGTTGCCATTGTCGTCAGCACCGCAGCCAGCGGTATATCCATCGTATGCAAAGCTGCTGGTGACACGATAGGTGTTCTGCCCTGACTTTAAGTTGTTCGTACTTAAATCCCAGATGTTAATAACTGGATCGCCCCAATTTTCATTGTGACCAGCACACATCACATAACTTTTTGTGCTGTCTATGGCGATATTACATCGGTAGTCTTGACCAACTCCAGAACCATCCCAAGCAACTTTGCCAGCGACTTGGGTTCCGCTTGAGCATGATACCCTTAAAAACAGCCCCCTAACACCACTACCAGATATATCCAAACCAGCGGTAAAGAATACATCTGTGTCATCCGTACAAACGTCCGTTTCTTGACCACGGTAACTTGCAACCCTGTCGTATATACTCCAATCGTAGACATATGCCCACTGTAGAACAAAACTGCTGTTGAACTTCATAATTAAAGGGTTTTGTCCGCTACCCCCTTGCCCTTTCCCACCAACGTAAATGTTGTCACTGCTATCAATACATATGCTTGATGGCTCCCCAGCAAATGCTGACAAGTCTATCCTGTAAGACGCAAGAACAGAACCGTCTGAAGCCATTTTAATTAAATAGCCGTATCGGGTGCTTGTAATAACCCTACCAACAGATATGTAGTTACCGGAACTGTCCTTTGCGATACCTTGACCATACATTGCACTGTTGTACGCACTATTATCAGTAGCCGCAAAGCCAAAGTTACTAGCACCACCACCAGCACTTGCAGCCGCTAATTTCTTCCATCCTGACATTATGCAGAACTCCCAATCCAAACACCATAAAGTGTTGTGCTAATTTTAAAGAAAACTAACGTATCCGCTGCTGTTAATGTTGGCGCAACATCACCCGCACGAGTGATCCATGTGGTTGTAGGCCACGTTACAGTGTAAGACGAACCGTTAGTCAAATTTAATGACAGGCTTTCACCAGATGCCAAACTGTCAGTGAATGTCACATTTCCACTCAATGTTTTGGTTTGTGTTGTACCGTTGTTTGGGTCAAGTGCAGTGCCAGTTAGGCTGTATACCGTTTCAACAATAGCATTAGAAAACTTAACATCACCATTTGCGTCAGCAGTAACGGTCTTACTTGCTTCCGATGTGCCAAGCGTTGTGATGTCATTGTAGTTAATTTCAGCCGTTGTAACCGTGGCACCGTTTA